ATCAAAATAATAATAACAATTAAAATAAAAGAGCAATGAAATCAATTTATGCAAAAGATGTCAAGGCAATGCTTCTGACAGAAGAGGAACTTTTCTCTATTGAACAAGAGATAAGCGAGATTAATGAGATAGGATTCTCGGAAAGCTTTAATTTTACTCTGCAAAATGGCACAGATTGGCAGAGTAAGAAAGATGGTATCACAAAGATGATCAAGTACTTCGCTGTCAAAACAATCAAGAGTAATCTGACAAACAATTTTAGTAAGGTTTGCCGAAGTGTGGCACAATTGTTAGGTTGCAGTCGATACAATATATCACGTTGGCTTAAAGGCATGAGAAACACATTCATTATTGCTGACCAATTTGGTCAGAATTACATTGAAATAATTAAATAACAAAGGCAATCCATTCACCTATCACTAAATAGAAAGAGCAATGAATTTATTTACAGAAAATGCAGATTTCTATCCTACGCCAGAAGATGTCATAAACACAATGATGCTCGGTGAGGATATTTTAGGAAAGACAATATTAGAACCTTCTGCTGGAAGTGGTAATATAGTTAAGTGGTTAAAGAAGAATGGTGCTGGTGAGGTGATAGCTTGCGAGAAAGAAAAATACTTGCAAAAGCTATTGGTTGGAGAATGTAATCTTTTAGCAGAAGACTTCCTCTCTGTAAAAGCAGAACAGATAAGCCACGTTGATTATATTGTCATGAACCCTCCCTTTAGCAATGGAGTGAAGCATATTAAGCATGCGTTTGATATTGCTCCTGCTGGCTGTACAATTATAGCTTTATGTAATACATCAAACTTGGAAAACTCATATTCAAGCGAAAGACAAGAATTGCGTGAGCTAATCGCTTTATATGGGTGTTCGGAAAGTCTTGGTGCTGTATTTGTGGCATCTGAACGAAGAACAGATGTGCAAGTTTCACTTATTAAGCTTTATAAAGAAGCAGAAGGGAATGATGAGTTTGCGGGGTATATGTTCTCTAATGAAGAAGATATACTTGAAGGTAACAAAACAGATGGACTTGTTCAGTATAATGTAGTACGTGATATGGTAAACAGATACACATCTGCTGTAAAACTGTTTGACGAAACTTTAGCTGCTGCAAACAAAATAAATGAAATAGCTAAATTCTCTGACGATAGATTTGATTACATGCCTATCAGATTTGCAACGGTTGATGCGAATAGTAAGTGTGTTGACATAACTCGTCAGCAATATAAAAAGCAACTTCAAAAATACTATTGGAGAATAATTTTTAATAAGCTGAATATGGAGAAGTATGCAACACAAGAATTGCGTAACCAAATAAATAAGTTTATTGAAAAGCAATCGAATGTTCCTTTTACTATGCACAACATATATCAGGTGCTTAATATGGTCATTCAAACAACAGGACAGAGAATGAATAAGGCTCTTGAAGAAGCTTTTGATATGATCTGCTCTTTCTCGGCAGAGAATTCTACTGCTGGTGAGAAATGGAAAACAAATGCCAACTATATGGTTAATAGAAAGTTCATCGTCCCTTATATGACCAGTTACGATAGTCGCTATAACAACACTCATGTTAGATTATGCTATTCTGGGAATGAGGCTAAAATAAATGACGTTGTCAAAGCTTTATGTTATGTGAATGGAGTTACTTATGACGAGAAGCAAAGCTTGCGAAACTTTATATATGATGGTATGTATTATGGGGAATGGTACGAATGGTCTTTCTTTCGTATTAAAGCCTTTAAAAAGGGTACAATGCATTTTGAGTTCCTCGACGAAAATGTATGGATACGCTTTAATCAAGCCGTTGCCTCACAGAGAGGATGGGTATTACCAAAGAAAAGTAGAAAAGGTAAGTAATACTTTCAAAATATACGTTTAAGGTATAGATTTTCAGAATAACGATTTTGATGCGGTGATGATATTTATATATCCACCGCATTTTTTACGTCTATAGGATAAATTTATTGAAAAATCATTTGAATTTCAAATAAAAAAGTTTATCTTTGTAGACGAAAGCGTGTGAAGATGCACGCAACAGAACTGGTCGTAATTTCATTGCTCTAACGGTGTAGTTCTACCGACTATGGTCTGCTTGCGTTCACTCGCATTGCAGGCCATTTTTTTTATTTATAAATAAATCGCAATGAAGAAACATTTCAAAAAAGTGTTGGAAGCACTGAAAACAAGTAAGGACATTAAGGCGCTTGGGTTCAGTCGCAGAGAGTTGAAGGGTGTTGCTGCTAAGATTGCCGACAAACTTGACTCCGAAATTAAGGAAGATGCTACGGATGATGAGATTCAGGAAGCAGTAGACGATGCCATTGATGCCGCCCTGCCTTTCCTTCAGTTCTCACAGACGATATCTGACAGCCGTGTCCAAGCGTACAAAAATGCTCACTCTACCAATGACGGAGATGATGATGACGACGATGACGATGTGGAACCAGCAACACGTAAGAATCGTAAGAGTCAGACTTCTAAGAAGAATGGTAAAGTTGAGGACGAAGACGATGACGATTCACCACTTGCAAAGGTTTTGCAATCATTGAATGCAAAACTTGATTCTGTGCAATCGGAGATTGCTGCTCTCAAGAGCAGCAAGACTGCTGATAGTAGAAGGTCTAAATTGGAGAAGCTGTTGAAAGACACAGGTAAGTTTGGTGAAAGAACGCTCAAAGCCTTCGGTCGTATGTCGTTCAAAGACGATGATGAGTTTGAGGATTTCTTCGAAGAGGTTGAATCAGATCTTGAGGCAGAGAACCAAGAACGCAAAAATCGTGGACTTGACAAGTTAGGTACTCCTGGCGTTATAGGCGGTGCTGCTGAAAGTCGTAGAAAGAAGAACGACGAAGAAATTATGTCCGATGATGAGGTTAAGGCGCTGGCTAAACTTTAGTCATTACAAGTAAAATCAAAAAATTTAGTACAAATGGGTGCAAAAGCTAATTTGGTAAATGGAACTACAAAGGTAATGTCTGATGTAGATTCTATTGTTATCCGTCAGTACATTGGAGGTATCACAGGTGGTGCTACTCTTGATATGACTGACTTCAAGGATGATGTTATTAAGGCAGGTCATCTTGTTATTCGTACACTCGACGAAGACGGTAATTATACTTACAAGCCTATGCCTGTTGCTGACAAAGCCTACAAGGCTCTTCCAGCAAATCATGAGTATGTTGGTGTCGTAGTACGCTCTAAGATGGCAAATGAGCCAATGGTTGCAATTATGGATAATGGTCGTGTTAACGACAAGGCTATGCCATATCCACTGACCACAGAGATGAGAACTGCAATTAAAACAGCTCTCCCAAATCTTATTTTTGAACACGATTAACAAGGAGGTTAAAGTATGAAAGAATCACTTTTTTTACAATTTATAGCTTCTATCTGGCCTAAGTTGAACCTTTATATTAAGGAAAAAGAAGAGCCAAAAAAGCGCTCTTATCTACACAAGGAGATGTTGGCTCCAGTGTACAGCTCTGATCAGAAGTGGGAGGGTACATCAGCAAAAACATCTTACGTTGCTGCTGATATGGTTGCAATGGATTCCCCTCTCCCTATCAAGAAACGTGGAGCTATCGCGTCTTCTAATGGTAAATTACCAAAGGTTGGTATGAAAAAGATTCTTATTGAGTCTGATATTAACGCAATCAACATCATGAAGGCACGCTTTACCACAGCTTCTACAGATGAAGCAAAGAATGCTGAGAAGCAGCGTATTTTAACGAAGTTGCTCAATGATGGTGAGGCTTGTTCTATCGGTATCGATGAGAAGAATGAAGCAAACTTCCTTACAGCTCTTTCTGAGGGTGTGTTGCTTGTCGAGGATGAGGATAACGTAGGCACTGGCTTGCGTGTAAATTTCGGTTATCTTGACGAAAACACATTCGGTACTATCACTAAGGGCAAAGTAAGCTATGAGGATATTGAGAACGTCAAGAGTAAGGCTGACACCGATGGTAATACAATTACTACTCTTATGCTCGCTAAGTCTAAGTTGAATGAAATTCGTAAGGAGCGTTGGGCACGTGAACTTGTTGCAGATGCTGATGGTAAGGTTTACACAGATACAACCACACTAAATGTGCCTTCTGTTAAGAAGTTCAAGGAAGCGTTTGAGGACGAGTTTGATATTGTACTTAAGGTTGTAGACCGTTCAATCTTGTTCGAGAAGAATGGTCAACAGAAGAGTAAGAAACCTTGGAATGCAGACCGTTTGGTATTCCTCTGCTCAGATGTAGTAGGTTCTCTCGTATGGGGTACACTTGCAGAGTCAACAAATCCTGTTGAAGGTGTGAAATATGCTACCGTAGACCAATACAAGTTAATTTCTAAGTACTCTAAGACAGACCCTCTGCAGGAGTTTACAAATGGTCAGTCGCTTGTCCTCCCAGTAATTGAAGACGTAGAGCAGATTTATGTCATTGATTGCGCTGAGGAAAAATCTGCAAGCGTAGATAAGGAGAAAGAGAATCTTGACACAGCAGACACCTTTACTACTGTAAATGGCAAGAAGTATAAGAAGGCTGACCTTATCGCTCAGTTGAAGGCTCTCGATGTCAAGGTGGCTAAGAATGCTTCTGACGATACTGTTATCGCAGCTATCAATTCTCTGAGTGACGAACAAGAGGCAACTCTATTTGCTAACGTAACTGCTCAAGTATAATTATGAAGACAATCACGCAAGCGCTCCAAGATGAAGTTCATTATCCAGTTCCTTTAGGCTTTATTGAAAATAAGCTGATTGAGCGCCAGCTTCAAGGCGATGATGATTACACTTTTGAAGTTTCAAAAACAGCTGCATGGAAAGGTGCGCTTGCGGATTGTCTTTACTCTCTCCTGCAAGCCGTAACTTATTCTGAATCGGACAAGAGTGTTGGTACCCTTACAGAGGAAGATAAGAAACGGCTATTAATCCGCATTAATTCACTTTACAAGGATATAGGCGAGCCAGTAGTTTCGCTTGGTCAGCCTATGGTTACATTTGGCGAGTAGTATGTCTGTAATAGATTTTTCCGCACATAGATTAATGTATCAAATTGTGATGCGTGGGCATGAAGATCCAGAGACTGGTGATTATGTTCAAGGTGAAACAAATTGGTCCAAAGAAAGCTATAAGTGCGATATTGTTCCTGCTGGAAGGGCTAATACTATTCCTATACCAGACGGAAGTGTACAGGCTTACTCGTATACCATTTATAACCTCCCAAGAGATTGTCAAGAGTTCCAATATGGAGATATAATCAAATTGCAATTCTATGGCAAAGGAGAAGGGAAAGTCTTTAAGGTTTTAGGTTTTCATCGTTACCAGCACCAGTGTAAGATTTGGATTTGATATGGCTATAAAAATGACTACACCCCCAGAGGCATTAGAGAGGTTCTTGATGACTGCTTTTTCCATTATAAGAAATGAAGTGTCAAATGCTCTTGCTAAATTGGGTGTAGAGTGTGTTGCTAAAATCAGAGACAGGTCAAGCAAGGAAAGCTGGATAGACCATACAGGAAACCTCCGTTCTTCAATAGGCTTTGCAGTCTACGACTACGGGTTGAAAAAGGTTCAATCATCATTTCAAACTGTAATGGGAGGATCTGATGGTTCATCCGAAGGTAATAAGATGATAAACAACCTTGCAAGTGAATATTCTAAGGTTTATGCTTTAGTTGTTGTTGCAGGAATGAATTATGCGGAATATGTAGAATCTTTAGAAAGCAAGGACGTATTGGCATCAACAGAGCTGTGGGCAAAAGATGTTATTGATGCTCGCCTTGAAAGGGCAAAGAAGTCCGCTCTCGCTAACATAGAAAAATTATCATTATGAAGTCAGATATAGATATCAAAGATGATGTATGGAAGATTATCAAAGAGTCTTCGCTTCTAAGAGAGGTGAGTGGAGACTTGAAGAAAACATCTGTACGTCCTAAAAACTCACGTTCAGAGGATATTATTATATCTGTACTTGCGAATAGCACAAAGCGAAAGCAAATAGCTTATGTAAATGTGAATATCTATGTTGCTGACGATTATATTGATGGGCAGAGTGAGGAAAATTCTGCTCGATTAAGAAAGTTATGTAAGATGTCATTCGACCTTTTCGATAATGTGCGAGGAAAGGACTTTAGATTATCACTTACAGACCCAAATTACGAATGTGGTCAGCGGGTGATTGAATCGTCTGGTTCTTCTGAACACGTTGTAAATAATAAAGTTTTGTATCAAATCATAAATGAATAATTATGGCAAGTAATTCTATTGGTTGGGGTAAATGTAGTATCATAGTGAAAGAACTTGATAACCCCACGGCAAAGTGGACTAAGATTCCAACTCCTAAGGAGAATACCACAAAGCTGAATCCTACTAAGGGCGACAAGAAAGAGGCCCCTATTGAGGGTGGTGAGAATGAGGCAGTAAAGTATTCTGCCAACAAGTATGTAGTTGAGTATGTGCTCAGACGTCTACAAGGACGTAAGAAGCCTTTCGCTGACACAAACGGTATTGTTGCTAAGCATTATGCTATCTTCATTCAGCCAGAGAACATTGCAGTTCCTGGTCCACGTATTGATGATACCGTAGTATCTCTTGCGGACGAGTTCAGTACAGAGGAAGGTGGTATCTTGACGTATAACCATGATGCTCTGAAGCCAGATACTGGTAATATCGTTAAGTGGTGTACAACTACTAAGGACCTTTCAACAGTTAAAGAGGGTGCTACTATCAACGATGCTGATATTACGTTTGTAGACGTAGATATATAGGGTTAGTCTGGTAAAAGGATAATTAAGATAACTGACAATGCGGAAAGACGCATGACAGCCGGACAGACGGCTATATCGCAGGTTGGAGAAGTGGTATCTCGTTACTCTCATAAAGTAAAGAACGGTGGTTCGAATCCATCACCTGCAACAGAACATAAAGATATATGGATAAAGAAAAGCAATTAGAATTAGATATTGCCGACACCATCATAGATAGACCGAAAGGGTTCAGTGTTGGTCGTCGGCATTTTTACTTATATCCAGTTACCTTAGGTAAGGTTTATTTGCAGAAGAGGATAGTAGAGACACTTGAAATCAACAAAGAGTTATTAATTGAGAACCCATACGCAGAAGCATTAAGGCTCGCAGAAAGCAAAAAGGAAGAATGTTGCCTTCTACTCTCTTACCATACATTGCAAGGAAAGGAAGAAGTACTTGACAACAAAAAAGTACAAGAAAGAAAGAAATACTTAGAAGACAACTTAGGTAATGAAGACTTAGCCACACTTCTTATAACTTGTCTATCTGATGACAAATTAAGTGCGTATGTAAGACACTTCGGTATAGACAAGGAACAAGAAAGAATGGAGGAAGCTGCTAAAGCTAAAAATGATAGTGGTACACTCACCTTTGGAGGTAAGTCAATATATGGAACTCTAATAGATGCTGCTTGCGAAAGGTATAAATGGACTTTTGATTATGTAGTATGGGGTATTAGTATGATTAACCTCCAACTCTTATTGAAAGATAGTGTAAAAACAATGTACCTCACAGAAGACGAAAGAAAGAGAGTGCATACAAATGATACTTCTATGGTGAATGGAAACAGTAAGGAGGCGGTTATGGATGCTATTAGTAGTATGAACTGGGGATAAGAAAAGTATAGTTACAAAATACACATAATAAAAAAGGTCATGGCAGGACTTAAATTCGATATAACGGGCGATAATGGCAACATGTTATCAGCTCTCCAAGGTGTTCAGAATGGAGTAAGACAAACGCAAAGGGTCGTAGAACAGAGTGGACAAGGTATTGAGCAAGTGTTTTCAAAAGTCCAATCTGCTGCTGCTGCCGCTGCAGGTGCGTTCTCTGCAAAAGAACTTGTAAGAAATGTATTAGAGGTGCGCGGTCAATTTCAGCAATTAGAGGTTGCGTTTACAACTATGCTTGGAAGTGCTGACAAGGCAAATGATTTGATGAGTCAGCTTGTTAGGACGGCAGCTACTACTCCTTTTGACCTTAAAAGTGTGTCTGAGGGTGCAAAGCAATTGTTAGCTTATGGTACCCAAGCCGATGAGGTAAACGGGACGTTGATAAGGTTAGGTGATATTGCTGCTGGTTTGTCTATTCCTCTGAATGACTTAGTTTATCTGTATGGCACCACCATGACACAAGGTCGTATGTTCACGCAAGACCTACGCCAGTTCCAAGGTCGTGGTATTCCTATTGCTGACGAGTTAGCTAAGATATTTGGTGTAACGAAAGATAAAGTTGGAGAACTCGTAACAGCTGGCAAGGTTGGTGCTGCAGAGGTTCAGCAAGCTATAGAGAATATGACTAATGCTGGCAGCCGCTTTGGTGGTCTTATGGAGGCACAGTCGCATACCATTACAGGTCAGATATCAAATATTGAAGATGCTATTGATTCCATGTTTAATGACATAGGAAAAGCCAATGAGGGTGTTATTAATGATGCTCTTGGAGGTGTTTCTTATCTTGTTGAACATTGGAAGGAGATAGGTCAGATTGTCCTCAATGTTGCAGCTGCTTATGGTATAGCAAAGGCTGCTGTTGTCGCATGGAGTACATATCAGAAGATACATAACATTCTTATGGAAAAAGCTGCTGTTCAAATGGCTTTAGCTAAGGCAGAGGGTATTGCTATGTCTGAAGCTGAGGCAATGGCATCTGTGGCTACTATGGGATTTAAGAATGCTCTCAATGCTTTAAAGGTCGCTATTGCATCAAATCCTGTTGGCGCACTTGCTGTAGCTTTAACAACTGTGTTTACGGCTATGCAATTACTTGACGACGAAACAACAGAATTAGCTACAGCGTCTAACAAATATGGAGAATCAGCAGCAAAGTCCATACAAAAGGTTAAGACTTTGTCAGATGAAGTGAAAGGCTTGTCTAACTCTAATAAGACGGTTACAACAAGCACAAAGTTTTCAAAAGATGTACTTGAAGAATTAAATCAAGTCTTAGATGAGAGTGGTGTAGCAAGAATTAAGGAGGGCGACAGCATAGACACTGTGAACAAAAAGCGTGAGATGGCTATTGCTCTGATAAAGGAAGAAGCTATCGAGCGTCAGAGATTGAACAATATAGATGCAGGGAACAAGGAATTTGAAGATAAGATTAATTCGGCTAACGAGCAGTTAAGAAAAGACCTTGCTAAAGCAACCTTTAATTCCACAGGTGAAACTATCTTAAATAAGATATTCGGCAGTGCTGATGAGGTGAGAGCGAAATCGGCAGCTATATTCGCCGTTATCAGTCAGACCGTCCAAGAAAACGCTGACCTTGTTGCCAACAAAACTGGCTCTGCTTACGATAAGGGGCTTAATGAAATCTACGGAAAGATAAGGGCGAAGATGGAGGCTATGGGTGTCAGTAAGGCTGCGCTTGATAAGGTGTGGACTGATGGCGGTTGGTTAAAGCAAGACAATCTTGTACAGAAGTACATTGATTC